TACTAGTCCCAATTTGCGTGTTTTACACGTACCTACGGATGATTCTGAGATTATACTATTAGTTGAGAGATTCCTTATGACACACTTCCTGGAAGTATTTGAGATTGATGAAGAAGGAAAATCGGAATTTTATCCCGAAGATGATCCTAAACCTAAACCTAGTAAAGCGCACAAGGCGCTGAAGGTGAAAACAAAAAAAAATAACCAAAATAAATTTGCTATTGATGTTGTTAACAACGATGGTGAAGAAGAAAACCAAAAAAAAATTTTTTTAACCCAAAAACAGGCTAAGAAGGAGAAAATCCTACTTAAGAATGAGGAGATGGGAGTACAGAAATCAGCGAGCAAGAAGATTAGTAAGGCTATTGCACCTGCTCTCAAAGCCAAAATGAGGCGTAAAAATAATGATTATGAAGATTTTAGCGTTGCTGAGATCTCTGGTAGTTATCACACCCAATCAGCACTGTTCTCTCTCCCAGACAAAATTGGAGAATTCAACAGGACACTTAGTAAAGTTGCTGATACGGGAATTACAATGCACCATAATCTTGATCAAGTCAATGATAAGATTGATGCACTTATGGATAGATTTTCTACTACTATGGAAATGCCTCTTAAACACACGTTTAGTGCGTCTGAATTTCAAGGTACTATCCCAGATTGGGCAAAGTTCCTCGCGATTGGAGGAGCTGTTGCGTATCCATTATATCAATATATGTATACCGACGAAGTTTCGTACCAAGCTATCGTATTGGGTGTTGGCGCGTCACTAGCCGCTTTAAATGGTGGTGCTGTGACAAGAATAATGTCCATTATCGAAAGATACGCAGATAAACCTAATGTGCAAACTCAGAGTATTTACATGAAGTTTCGTGAAGATATAGTGACCTTGTTGGTCGATATATGGGGTTCATTAGCTGGTATAGATGTTTACAAGTACATTAAGACAGCTGCCATTTCAGTATTCCTTAAAGATTATACTCGTGTTAAAAAGAGTTTGATGGATATGTTTGTTGACGTTAAAGATCTCTTTATACATGCCCTTAATTTCATTAGGGTTAAGGTATTGGGATGGTCAAGGATTCAAACTGCTGATTCATTTCATGATTCAGTTACCGAATGGACTATAGAAGTTGGTAAACTGTTAGGTATGTTTTCTAGAGGAGTGATGACACATTCCTATGATACGTACCGTTTGACCGATTCCATCATGAGGCATGGTGAGCAACTTGCTCGTGAATCTCAGATGTCAAGGAATGATAAACTTACAAACATATTAACTCGCTCCCTGCGAGAGTTGAGAGATCTTATGAAGGCATTCGAATCCCTGAATATTTCGTATAATAGGGTCAAAGTAAAAGCAGCCATGTTACTCCTTAGAGGACAACCTGGTGTCGGTAAAACTAATCTGATGAATATGATTGCAACGTCCGTATTGGAGCACATTATTCCTGATGAGTATCGCCATATATTTGCCACTGAACCACAAGCCTTTATTTTTTTGCATTTCTTTGCTAATAAATATATGGATGGTTATGGACCTTTGAAATTGGTTATAATACTTGATGATTTTGATCAGTGCAAGGATGTGGCTGGTAACCCAGACAATGAACAAATGTTTATCGTTAAAGTTGGACATTCGTTACCGACACTATTCCATTGTGCTGAGATGGTCAACAAGAAGACCACATATAATGTGGCTGAATTGGTGATAGCCTCTACAAACACTAGGAACTTTGCTTTTGATAGCATTAGATGTCCTGAAGCTGTTTTAAGACGCTTTGATCTGACACTTGATGTCATTCCAAAAGAAGAGTATAAACGTATGGACATTCCAGATAATGATCCTTGGAGTCGTAGACTTGATTATGATAAACTTACTGTCTATGATATAAATGCCTGTGAGTTTCGTGTCTATGATTTGATTGCCAGGAAATACACTGGTGAGATCTTGGACTTTTATGGTATTGTCCAAAAGTTAGTTGCTTTGCATGCTAAATATAAGCAAGAACTAAATGTTGTTGAGACAATCTCTAAATCATTGAGAGAGGAAATGCACCTTGTCAAAGTGTTAGGTGTTGTTCCTACCGTAAGTGATGAACCACTTAGTTGGTTGGGTTGTGAAGTGAAAGAAGCGATCCCTCGATCAGTTCAAATTGAGTTGTTACTTAAACTCAAATCGTATGCCCATATGCAAGGACTGATTCCTACCACAGCCGTGCTCAGAAGAATGGTTTCTAACATTTCTTTTGTGCCCACACTTGATTGTGTTGAGCGCTTAATAGAGAATGATTTTTATGAAGAAACCATACTTTTGTGTGATGAAATTCCCACCGTCCCTGCAACTCAAGCTGAAGCTCCC